GTTACAAAGATGGATACAAAGATGGATACAAGCGGAAAACCGTTCATAAAATGTTTACAAAATAAGTTGGTCAAAACTGTTGTCAAACGGCCTTGAGTAGAGTATAATAAAACCATGAAACACAACAGCGTTTCAAATACCGAACATCCACCACTACTACAAAGGAGATAAGACCTCATGAAATGTTCTATCAAGTACGTTCTGCTCACCGCTGTTAAGGCTAAGAAGGTGTTTGACCTTCTTTTCATCGAAGCGCACAACATTCGCGCCTGTACTGAGTGCGCCAAGCTGGACGGGTTCAAAGTCGTAGCCAGCAAGGTCGGAACGAAAGTCTTTGAAATGGACGCGCTCGATGTGACCTATCCGAACATCCTTTCTGAGATGTGTGCCGCCGTCCCTGCCGACTTCGCATGGAACGACCTGCACAGCCAGCTGGAAGAGACGGGCGAGAAACCGGACGACGAAGAGCCGGACGCCGCCCAGAAAGAAGAGGTAGACAATGCCTGACACCTGTACTGCCGGTTGCTGTGTTCCGGCAAACGTGTCCTATGTCCTGTTCTATGAGGACGCGGCCCAGAACATCTATGGGCTGGTGTACGACAAGGACGAAAACCTTTCGAACATCGTGTCTGGTGTGGGCCGTTTTGACCCCGTTCCCATCACGGCGTTCGAAGAGGGCGCAAGACATGGCTTTCCGTATAGTCCCGCGTGGAATCCCTGTTGTCACGAAAACAAGAGCATGACCCAGATGGAAGCAGAGCTTAAAGCACAGAACCATCTTATCGCCACCGTGTACAACGACCACCTCAAGCCCTCTGCGCTGTACCCGGCAAACGCCGACCCCGTGGGGAAGCAGTTCCTCAGTCGGTGGATTTTCGGTTGAAGGGGGTACAGAACCATGCAGGACATCAACAACAAACTGGCTGCAATCGTTGACCTTCTGACGAAGATGTTCAACGCACAGGCCAAAACAAACGAACTGCTGTATACTATCATCGACAAGCTGGACGTGATTCACGCCGCCCAGAAACTGTAATAAGGAGACTATGTTATGGCTACTTTTAACAAGAATCGTTCGACCGTTGCCGTCCCTGAGTATGACGACCGCCCCAAGCTGAACATCAAGGGGGCGACCGTCAGCGGCTGTCGTTTCCTCAGTGACAAGGTGATTGCATTCACCCTCAACCTTCCCGGCCTTGCCCTGTACAATATGAAGGTCATCGACGGCAAGAACGGCGCGTTCGTCAGCCCCCCTCAGAACAAGAGCAACAAGAGTGACCGTTGGGTGGACGCCGTTGGGGTGTGGCTGGACAGTGCCGATGAGGACAAAATCGCACAGGCCGTTATTAACCACGCCACACAGGCAGGCGACCCGGTGGACTGGAAAAACCGGCACGAGGTGTGACAATGGGAAAGCGTAACAGAGACGTTACGCTAGACCTCTATACAAACGACGGCTGGGTGAATATCCCAGCCGTTTCTTCGTTAGGGGCATGGTGTAACATTATAATAGGTAAACGGCAAGTGGGCAAAACCTACGGCACACTGTTGTATGAGCTGACAAATGACAAGCCATTTTTGTATCTGCGTCGCACCACCACAGAGTTTGACGCAATCACATCTGACCCGCAATTAAACCCCTTCTTACCCCTCAAGCATGAAGGGTTTGACGTGGACATTGTGAAGAGCGGCAAAGTGACATACACTATCGGACAGTATGAGTATGAAGACGGAAAGCCCAAAGACTGCATCAAGAAATACGGCATAGGGATGACCCTTCCCAGCATTGCGAACATTCGCGGCTTTAATGGCTCTGCCTTTCATGATGTCGTGTATGATGAGTTCATCCCGGAAAAAATCGTGGTTAAACGCAAGGCAGAGGGCGACGCTCTTTTGAATGCCTATGTCACCATAAACGGCAACAGGGAACTTGAGGGCAAACCCCCGCTGAGAATGTGGCTACTTGCAAACGCCTTTGACATCACGTCCCCGGTGCTGGTTGAACTGGGCGTTGTGGATGAGATTGCGAAAATGGCAAGGACGGGCAAAGAATGGACGCTCACAGATAGCGGCGTTTTCCTCTGTATGCCGAAGTCTCAGCGAGTCAGTGAGAAACGCGCTCAAACAGCGTTCATGAAGCACATGATGAAGAACAAAGATTCAAAGTTCTATCAAATGGCAATGGAAAACAAATTCAGTTACAACAATCTTGAAGCAGTCCATCCGATGAGTTTGCGCGGCATGAAACCGGGGTTCAAAGTGGGGGATTTGTATTGTTACAAATACGATGATGCACACTATTATTTGTGCAGTTCCCCGCACCAGTCCCACGAAGTATACCCCGACACACAGGCCGGGCGAAACACTTTCCGGCTGGCTCATCCCTACTTCGGTTTGATGTTTGTTTTAGGTCAAGTTTGGTGTGCCGACGTTCCGGCCCTTATCAAAATAAGAGAATATCTTGACATGAAGGAAGAGTAAGTGCTATTATAAAGGTGCGGGGGACTCCAAAAGATAAGCGCCCCGGAAGGGCGTGGAGTTGCATTCTTATCTTGCATACCCCCGTTTTATAGTATTGTCACCCGAAAGGAGTGTTTGGATTGAAATCGTACTCATATAGGACAGACGCAAACACGTTTGTTTCCCCTCACTTCAAAGTGAAGGAGTTTCACAGCAGGAAAGACCCCTGTGATACTGTCATCATCGACCCCCGTTTGGTTGACCTCTTGGAAAACATTCGACGCCTGACCGGCAAGCCGGTACACATTAACAGCGGATACCGTTCCAAGGAGTACAATCGAACTATCAAAAACGCTTCTCCGAAGTCTCAGCATTGCGAAGGTAAGGCGGCTGACATCTGGATTGAAGGCATCAGCCCGGAGAAAGTAGCCCAGTATGCAGAGTGCTTCTTGGGAGCGTCTGGGGGTATCGGAATCTATCATACATTCACTCATGTGGATGTCAGAAACGGCAAGAGCCGTTGGAAAGGAGCTTATTAAATGAAACTCGATGACGTTCTTATGCTGGCCCGTGCAGGCTATTCCAAGGCCGACATTGCCGCCCTTCTGGGTAGCAATCCCGCACCCGCCCCCACGACTCCCAAGGCCGCGCCGCTGACGGGTGCGCCCCCCTTGCCCGGTGACGTTGCAACAAATGTGACTGCTACCGCAAGTTCGCCTGCCGCCCCGGCAGTACCGGACTGGGGCGCTATGGCCCAGAGCATCGCCGCACTTACTGCGCGGCTGGATACTCTGGCGACCCCCACGGCGGGGAGTCTGAGCGACAATACCGCTGACGCCGTGTCGGTCGATGACATCATCAGGGCGGCTATCACGCCCGCAACACCGGACGCCGTGCCGGACTTCTCGAAGGGGGTGTAAACCGTGGCAAAATCGAAGAACAATATGCCCACCCTTGCAAAGGCTGACGTGTTCCGTCCGAAGGACGTCTACACCATTGTCAATGCCGTCTTGCAGGACGTCACGGGCCAGCGGACTATCACCGCTGTGGATACTTCGTCTTTCATTAACGTCGGTCAGATGTGCCTTTCGACCAGCAAAGAAGGGACGTTGCAGGCCCTTTCCAACATGGTGGCCCGCACTGTCATCGACAGCCGCGCGTACACGGGCCGCTTTACTTCCATTGAAGTGAGCCGTCAGGACTGGGGGCTGTTCATGCGCAAAATCGCCTTCTTCGCAGGCGAGTTTGAGCAGACCGACTTTATCAACACCCAGCAGAACCCCGATACTCTGGTGGACGGTAACAGCCTTGATATGTACAAAATCAAGAAGCGTTACCCGCTTGAACTGTGGTACGGCGACCAGAAGACTTTGAACCAGACGTACACCCGGTTCCTTGACCAGCTCAACACGGCATTTCAGTCTGAGTCGGAGTTCTCCGCTTTCATGCAGGGTATGGCTGTCGAGATTCAGAACGACGTTGCCCGCTGGAAGGAGATGGAAAACCGCCTGTGTGTCATGAACTATATGGGCGCTATCTACAACACCGGCAAACCGGGCAGTAAGGTCAACCTTACTGAGGCTTTCAACGTGGCCCGGAATACCGCCTACACGACTCACGAACTTCTGACCACCCATTTGCAGGAGTTTCTTTCTTTCTTTGTGAGTCGTCTGGAAACGGATACCGCGCTTCTGGAAGAGTCCACTGAGCTGTTCCACCTGACGCCCCTTTGCACCGATGACAAGGGGAACACTTTGCATCTGTTCCGGCACACTCCCAAGAGTGAACAGAAACTTCTGCTGTACCAGCCCCTCATTAACGATGCAAAAGCATGGGTTTATCCCGCTATCTTCGGCCCGGGCTATCTGTCCTTCGGCAACTATGAGGGCGTCACATTCTGGCAGAACATCAACCATCGTTCCGCTATCAACATTATCCCTGCTCAGTTCAACGTGACTACCGCAGAGGCAGAGCAGGGCAAGCCCGTCCAGCTTGACTATGTGGTGGGCCTGCTGTATGACAAGCGTGCTATGGCAACGACCTATTTCAAGGACAACGTGTGGACGACTCCCTTTAATACGCGTGGCGAGTATTGGAACATCGAGCATCACTGGAAGATGAACTACACTCTAGACCCCACGGAAAACGCTATCCTTTATTATATGGCTGACCCTGTTACGCTCGACCCGTAACGACTGAACGCCCCGCCCCCTCTGGGGCGGGGTTTATTTTTATAGAAAGAGGTGATTTAATGGCAGGCACATTCAATGGAGCTGTCCCCGAACCCAGTGTAGAGCATGGTTATCATTTCCATTTCGGGAACGTCGAGAAGCGGCTCAATTCAACCAAGGCATTTGACTATGGAGTATTAAAGGATTTGGAGCGGTGCGACTTCAAGAAACCCACCAGCATGGAGCACCCTGTTATATACTGTACAATCAATTCCATAAACATTTCGCCGCAATGGAACTATTGCCACTGTGAAGAAACCAAGTCGTTTTACTGGATAGACGATATTACCACCCTTCGGGCGAACATCTGGCAAATCAGTCTGAGTATTGACCCCCTTGCCACTTACCGGGAAGCAATACTCAAAACCAAGACGTTTATCGAGTACGGTTTCAACAGTGATGCAAGCGGTGCGCAGTTTCGTTTGCAGGACGCGCGGCAGAACGTCGCAAGGCGTCCGACGGTTTCCACAGTTGCCCTTGACATTACGGACGGCAATTTAGACCCCGATACGGGCGTTTATATGTTGTCCTGTGTGGGCAAAAGTGGACTCGCCACTTACGCCGTAAATCAGACGACCATGAACACACTTTTAACAGCCCTTTCCGCTTTATGGGCAGCAGAAACCAAAGCTATGGTTGACTGGAAGATTGCACTTCCGGAGTTCATGAACAAGTTTGTTTTCGGCTCTTCGGCAGTTGAAAATATCCGTTCCTGTTACTGGCTACCGATAAACTTTGAACGGTACGGGGCAGGGCGTCAAAGTTCCATCACTCTGGGCGGCTTTGATACGGCAGTCACGGGCCGTATCGTCTCCATGAAGGATAACAGGAAGGTCACAACAGCTATTCCCATTCCGTGGCCCGCTGAGGACTGGAAGCGGATGAACTGTCAGATTCAAGTTTACGTTCCGAATATCGGCGTTGTAGGCATTCCGGTTGACCAGTGTAACAACGCTCTGACCGTAGATATTGAGTGGTGCTTGACTTTGATAGACGGTTCTGTTACTGTGAGAGTAACAGCAGGAGACTACACCGCGTTCGTGGGAAGTACGAATATCTCAAGCCCCTATGGAATCGGCGCAAGCAACATTGACCCCATAAAGGCAATGGGTGGAGCGTCCACCATTGTGGGCGGTGCAATGGAGTTCGGCGGGGGTGTTGGGGCGGCAATTCTGACCCCGGGACTCATCGGCAAGGCAAGCGGCGTTCAGGCGGCTATGCAAGGCACGGCAACAGCCGCCGAAGGACTCCGGCAGACTATCACCCCCATCACCCAGAGCGTGGGCTTTACGGCAGGCGCGTCACAGACGCTGTTACCCACCGAAGCGCGGTTGACGCTTCTGTATTATCCCCCTATTGACGATGCAGGCTATCAAGGTCTGTATGGGTATCCCGTTATGAAGGTCGCAACGCCTGTTTCTGGATACTGTAAGACCCGTGGTTTCTCTTGTCAGCCAGAAGGAGCAATGCCGGACGAAATAGCATATATCAACCGCGCTATGGACAGCGGCGTATTTATCGAGTGAGGTGATTATAATGTACCAGTGTTATGATGGATTCTTTGACGGTGGTGTTCCATGTGGAACATTTATCAAAAGCATTTCCAACGACGCCCTCAATTATTGGGAGCGTTCCTTCTTTCAGAGATGCCGTTCAATCATCGAATTTAACGGCTTGCCAGAGGCCGCGCCCGGACAAATCGGCTGGGACTACGATGCATTCATGTATCAACTGTTCCGAATGGGCTATGTAGTCGTGTTCAACACCAAGAAATACGGCATGGTGGTACAGCCCGGGTATCCTTCGGGGTACGGCTTACAGTACCAGCCCCGCGCAATGACCATTTCCACACAGTTCTTCCAGTTCGACCGCCCCCTTGAAATAGGTACTGAGTGCGGCGTTATCAAGCTCACCCCGGACTATCGGGGCATCTGGGATATTATTACCAAGTACGCCGTTGAGATGCAACACGCAGAAGTTGCTATTCGGCAGAGCGCCTTGAATGCCCGGTTTGCATACGGCGCTTTTGCCAAAGACGACAAACAGAAGAAGAGCCTTGAAGCAATGTTTCAACGGCTGGCAAACGGTGAGCCTGCAATCATTCTCAATCCCGATTTGAAGCGCCCCCTTGACGGTAAGACCGGAGAGGGCGGGGCTTATGAACTGCCCATCATGCAAATTGACCGTGATTTGTCAAAGAACTTCATACTTCCCGAACTCATGGAGTTCAGAAGAACCATTCTTATGGACTTCTATCGGGAACTTGGAATTAAAGTCCAGCCCGACAAGAAGGAAAGAATGGTGGTCAACGAAAGCGAAAGCGCCGACGCTGAGACGTTCAACCGTCGGGAAGTGTGGAGAATTTGCCTTGAAAAGTCCCTTGATGAAGTGAACAAAATGTACGGCTTGAACATTACTTTCAAAATCAATGAACCGAAGCAGGACACAGAGGGGAGTGAAGACAATGCCCGTTTATTACGGAACTCTGGTGAATGAGCTGGACAGCGGTGCAAACCTTGAGGCGCTGTTGATGTACGACCATGACCTTTTCGCAAACATGGTGTTGCCCACGGGGCTGGATAAGATGCAAGCTATTTCGACTATCCGTCATCTGCATGGACTCGCCCCGTTGTACCACCCCGACCCCCTTTATATGAAGAGTGAATTATACTGGTGGTCGAAACGGCTTTGTCCCATCTGGGCGAAACTGTACGCTACCACACAGCTTTCCTATAATCCCATTTGGAACACTGAGATGACTGAGCGAAGCACCGATACCACGACCACCGACCGGGATACCAGCACCCAGAGCGACGCCCACAGCCACGGCGGGGCAACAGATACCGCAACGGCCACCGGCACAAAAGGCGGGTGGAACACTGAGGACGGGGCTTATCATGAAGATACTGCCGCCGACGGCTGGAAAACCGACGACGCCACCCAGCACAGCAAAACCGTGCATGACGGGTGGAACAAAGAAGATGGGCATTATCACGACAAAAACCTTTCGACGGCAGAGGGGGAGAAGACCCGGGACTTCATCGAAGATATTAAAGGCACTCTCGATAGTCAGGTCGATACTACTTCTCATACTGGCGTCGTGGGGACACGGGACACAAAGCACGACGAAACCATGACGGACACGATCGACACGACCAAAAACACCGTCAGCGATACCGAAAACAAACTGTCTGCTGAAAACGAAGCAACATACCAGCCCGACAACACCAGCCATACCGTCACCGATGAGAAAGGCCATTCGGACGAAACCAAGAAAACCAACTGGACAGAGCACGAAGACACGACCCAGAACACCGACTTCACGCAGGGTGTGACCACTGACCAAGACACGACCCAGAACACCGAAAACCATGCATTCGAAACTACCCGTGATTTGTCCACATCCGATACACACGGTGATACCCATTCGGCGGCGTCGGACGGCACAGTTGACGATACCCGTGCGGAAAGCATCTCGAAAGACCAACACGCCGACAAGGGAACTACCAAGGGCGGGAGCGTCAAGAAAAACCAATACGACGACCGCACCCGGGATGAGTCCTTGAAGGACAACAAACACAATGAACACGCCGTATCGCTTGAGACGGGGAAGGAGAACACCACTGTCACCGTAACACATGAGTATAGCAAATCCGGCAATATCGGCGTCACGACCACCCAACAAATGATTGAAGCAGAAAGGGCCGTCGTTCTGTTCGATATTTACGTTAAAATCGCTGACGACTTCCATCGCACTTTCTGCCTTGACTGTTATTGATGATGGTGTTAGAATATGAATGAAGTGATAGCCGCCGTAATAACAGGAATAATCACCTTGACAGGTGTGCTCATTGCTAACAGTAAATCGCAAGCTGTCACCGATACCAAGTTGGACGAACTTACACGGGAAGTCAGGGAACACAATACCCTGATTTCGAGAGTTCCTGTACTGGAAGAGCAACTTAAAGTTGCAAACCACAGAATAGAAGACCTTGAACGTGAAGTTCAGTATCTCAGAAAGGGGGTGAATGCATGAATAAAATTAAGGTTGCTACTATGACCCGTACCGCCGTGCTGATTCTGGCTCTTGCGAACCAGATTCTCAGCGCCACCGGACACAGCCCCATTCCTGTGGATGATGCACAGCTGGAACAGCTCATCTCTACCGGTATGACCGTGGGCGCGGCTATCTGGGCATGGTGGGAGAACAACAGTTTCACTAAAGAGGCTATTGCCGCCGACAACTATCTTGACAGCCTCATCGGCAGAAAGGAGAAGTAATGAACTGCAATATGTATCCCCCGTTCGCCACCCCGGGCGACCCCTTTCAATATGATTTAAGGTGGATGGTGGGCCAGATTCAGAGCTTGCAGGCGTTCGTTGAACAGCTCTCGAAAGGGCTGGACTCGAACAGCGGCAATATTGCCGCTCTGAATCAGGCCACGAAAGCCCTGACCGATGCACAGCACTGTATTAACGACCGTCTCGACAACGGGGACTTTGAAGACGGTCGATTCATCGAGTGGGCAGACAAAAACCTTCCTGCAATGGTGAATGAAATGGTGCATTTCGTGTGGTTTGGGCTGACCGACTCCGGGCGTTTCTGCGCCTATGTCCCGGCTAACTGGAAGTGGCTCACCTTCGATACCGGTGCGGACATCACTGAGCCGGAGTACGGCCACCTCATCATCAAGTATTACTAAGGAAGGAGCTTTTCAATATGGCACATGATAAGAATTGTCGTCCGTTTCCCATCGACCCCGCGCCCTATGCGCCCGGTGGCGAGTGCCACCCCTGCCATCCTGACCCCTGTTGTCCCCCGCGCCCGCCACGTCCTACGCCGCCCCCGCCCCCGGGCTGTGGGCCGTCGATGTACGTTGGTGCGCGGTACGTCCCGAAGTTCGCTGACCCCATCGAGTGGGACACTGAGCGGGGATACGAGTCCCTGACTATCGTCACCTATAAGGGTGAGTCCTACACTTCGAAGTGTCCCGTGCCGCCCGGTATCGACATCAAGAATGAACGCTACTGGGCGTTGACCGGTGCATATAATGCACAGGTCGAAGAGTACAAAAATCAGGTGAAAGACCTGTCTCAGCAGGTCACGGGGTTTGCATCTGACAACAAGGAGTTCCGGGATAAAATCACCCAGTATGACAAGGATAACGCAGAGATGAAGAACACTGTCGCGTCCACTGTCGCCCGGGTGGATGCTCTCGCAGAGCGCGTGGACAACGCCGACGCGGCTATCTCTGACCTTCAGGCCGGTCAGGCTCAGACCGTGAAGGACATCGCCGCACTCGAAGCGAAGGACGCTGACCTTCAGCGGCAGATTTCTTCCAATGACACGGACATCTCTGCCATTCAGGCGAAGGACCGGGAGCAGGACGCACGGCTTTCTGCCATTGAGACTGTCAACGATGCACAGGCCGCAACTATCACCCAGAACACACAGGACATCGCACGGAACACTGAGAACATTCAGGACAACGCCGCAAGCATCGCTGTCAACTCCAAGGAGCTGGCAAAGCACGCGGAACAGCTCAAAGACCACGCCGCACAGCTTTCCGTCCTTCATAAGGAAGTCACCGATACCCATACGGCTATCGAACGGCTCACCTCTGTTACCGACGGACTCCGGGCAGACCTTACCGAAGATGAGGCCAAAATTGCCCAGAACGCGGACGCTATCGCCCACATCCAGCAAAAGGACGTGGAGCAGGACGGGCGGCTTGACGCTCTGGAAGGACGCGCCACGACTGCCGAAGGGCGTCTTAACGCTCTGGATACCAAGACCGACGCCACAAATACCGCCCTGACGGCTGAGACGAACCGCGCCAAGGCGGCAGAGGTGGCAAACGGGGAACTCATCGCGGCGAATGCTCAGGAGCTGGCCCGGCACTCTGACGAGCTGTCCGACCATGAGCGCCGTATCTCTGCCCTTGAGACGAAGACCGACGGTCACACCCAGTCTATCGCAGACCTCAAGGCGAAAGACGCCGCTCTTGATACCGCCATTGCCGCCGTCGATGACAAGGTGGAGCACCTTGAACTCATCGACCCGAAGGAATACGCAAAAACCATTGCGCGTATCGACGCCAAAGACACGGCACAGGACGGCGAAATTACGGCCCTTAAAGCCGCAAGCGCTGACCATGTGACCAAAAAGGAGTTCGCCGCTGACCAGAAGCGACAGGACGGTATCGTCGGTGACTGGAATACGGCGCACCCCAACCAGACTATCACCCAGTGCGTCGCCTCTATGGAAAGTGAGCTTACTGAGCACGCCGGAGACATTGCCAGCTTACAGACTGCCAAGGCCAACAAGACCGACATTCCGGACGTGTCCGGCTATGCCACCAAAGTGTATGTTGATACGCAGGACGCCGCCCGTATTCCCCTTAAAACCAGCGCCTATAACAACGCGGCCTCTTCCATTGCTCTGGGCGTTCCTTATCGTACGGCAGACGCGCCGAACGTGTGGAGCATTTTAGGCTTATTCCCTTATCCTGTCTTTTCTTACAAGAACACACCGGGCGTCAACGTCGATACGACCAAGGGCAAACTGCATCTGTATAAGGCCGACGGCACAGAAGTCACCGTGCCGAACTGGGTGACGTCCGGAAACCTCAACAACGCTTACGGCGTCATTGCCCGGCTTGGTTCTACTTTTACACCCGATTCTCCGTTCTATGTCGTCGTGTACCGGAACAATGCCGACAATTACTCCACTGCAAGTGACCTTCCTGCCGCTGACGACCCGACCGCCTGACACAATAACAAAGCCCCCCGCTCCGGCGGGGGCTTTTCTTATCCCAGTCTTTCTATGTCAATGTCTTCGGGTGTTGCTCCACCTATTGCATAACTCTTTGTACTCATGACTATCCACGACGCCGACATGGTGGGCTTTGCAAAATCGGTGCGGACGTGGGCGGGGGCGTCGTGATAAGTGAGTAACTGCGCCCCAGTATCCGCGATTACAAGAAAATCATTCAAGTTGTCAATATCATTTTTGAGGGCGGCAACACCTTCTTTTTTGCCGACGCCTGCAATGGTGCTTTCTAGAACCCCGTCACAGTTACGCGCGGCGTAACACTTCGCATGGAGAAAACGGAACTCTTGATAGCCATAATCGGCCTGTGGGTGTTCGTCCTCTGCGACGCCGATATAAACACACTTGCCGTTGTCTTTCTGAACAACGCACTTTCGGGCGATGCACTGCCGTTTGATTTCTTCATTGTACTCATCAACACCCGGGACTTTCTCGCCCTCAAACTTGCAGGAATCCGTATCCCAGTATATGACCCTGTCCCAGCCCACAATCTTTAACAGCCGCCACAGCTTGAGGCGTGTCAAGCTGGCTGTCCACAGACCCCAGAGAAAAGGAAAATTCTTGTTTGTTCCAAGCCCGTTACGGGATTTGCCCAACTGGGCCGCTATAACTTCTTTATCATCCATGTTATCAAGTTTATCTTCCCATCTGGTTTTTTCCCATTCTATAGCGTCTTTAATTTCGGCAGTATATTCATCCCGAATTTGTTTCTGTGCGGTAGCTCCAAAAATCGTGTTCACGCAGATTTTGGAGAACATATAATCGGGACTTCCTTTCATGGTTTCTTTGATTTTGAACTTCTCGAAAATCGTTTTGCGGAATGAATCAGGTAGATAAGCCAAGCGAAAAGCAAACGCTTTCATAACTACTACTGAGTCAAAATCATATCCTTCTTTGATTCTCTGCCAGTCGTTTGAATCGCAATAGACTTCACACCACTCCACCCGTAAAATACGCCCGTTGTCCGTGTCGTCGTCCGTGAACTTCGACGCACTGTGAAACTTGCTGACACTTATGCAGGGATTTGGGCATTCATCCTTTACACTCAAATTCTCAAACCGGAGCAGGCCCACCCAGCCGAAACCGTCCTCTATAAGTGAATCGGCAAAGCCTATTTCTACATTATCGGGAAGGTCAAACGGCTCACCCATCGGAAACTTCCACAAAAGTTGTTGTGACGGGTGGGCGCTCTTGAAGTCGTAGGAATTGCAATTCTTGAAGGTGTACCCAGCTTTCCACCGTGCGCCGTGTGTGTCGCCGCCTGCCATTGCCTTATATGCAAGAAAGGTCTGAGCTTTCGACAGGGCGAGTTTTTTCTTCACGACGGGGAAACGCTTGTCTTTGCCCACACTTTTCATGACTTCCTGCTTCACTAAAGCTGTATTTGAAATGGGGATATTTGCGGCATTAAAGCCGCGCTCTTTCTTCATCCGCTCTATTGCTTCATACAGTCCCAAGACATCATTGACGCAATAGGCAAACTCTTTATCATCAAGGGGAGTATCGGGAGTGCGATAAACGGTATAATCCAAATCGCCCTTTAATTTTTCGTGCTTGCACCCCTCTGTGGCTCTTGCAAGAGACTTCTGAAAGAGCTTGAGAGAATCCCTGAACTCAATGCCGTTTGAAAACTCAAGAGTAAGGGGGTGACGGCTCTTCGTGTAAAGGGCCTTACAGTCACCCCAACGAAGCGTTAACAACTGGATGAGATAGGTGAACTCATACCCTAGGTTATGAACGTAAATTATAAGCTTGCGCTTCTCTGTCACGCTCCACTTATCGCACAGCGTTTCAATAATCTCTGCCCAGTCCTCAAAGTATCGGGGAACGACTACCACGCCATCAATACACGTTTGGAAACTGTATGCAAAGCCGTCTATGTCGCTGTTCGTCGTCTCAATATCAAACGTGCAAGTAACGTCTAAATAAGTCTTATTGTTGCTGTGTACTTCATACGGCATAGCAACACGAGAAAGAAATTCTTCTGCCGTCTCACACACGTTAATATCTTGACTGAATCGCATTATTTTCTCCCTTGCCGTGCTCTGTACAGTTGCAACAGCCGTTCTCCCTGTGAAATATCTTTTTCGAGATTTGCTTGATAATCCTTGCCGATTTGTTCTAATTCTAACTTGTTAATGTTGTTTGAAACTATCGCTTGATAAATAATATCTGACCCAAATAACGCTTCATTTTTCTCTGTCATATACCGATTAAACAAATACGCAAGCTCTTCGGGCGTTCCTGTGAATCCCATATCCCGCGCGGCCTGCACCTTATTTTCATTCCATTCTTTATACCCGGTCATGGTTGATGTTTTCATTCCCATAAACTCCCGGAGCTTGAGAAATTCTTTGGTAAGCTCTTCCTTTGACATCTTCGCCGTGGATTCTTTGAAACGGGGGCGCTCCATTTTCAATATGCCCGAAATAGACTTATAAGCGGGGGCTTTGTCTGCGAGTCCTTTCTTCTCAAGGGTGCGCAAGCGAGTATTTGCCGCCTTGGCGGCTTTCTTCACAATGCCCTTCAACTCTTCTTCGGAGTAACTGCGCGGGGCTTTATTGCCGGGTGCGTATGTGGGCCAACTGTGCGCCTGAAATGGGCGACCCTTGCCGCCCTGCTTGCGCGGTTTCTTCGGCTCTGTGGTTTTGGCGTCCCTTGCCTCTGTCGTCTTCGCATTCCTTGCTTTCGTCTTCTTTGCACTCAATGCCTTTTCCCCTGTCTTCTTGGATGCACGCGCCCTTGCGTCGGGGGCTTTCTTGACAAGCCCTGTGTCTGTCTTTGCTTTCTTCATGCTCTTACCTCTCCAAACTCTCAAAGTAGTTCAAGCGGATACCCGCTTTTGAATGATGAACAGACGGTGCGCAATGATGACGAACCAAGCTATCATACATTCGGGCGACGGTCTGCGCGTCCTTAACGTGCATTACCTTGCCCAGCATTCGCACACCCACAACGCCGCCCTTGCTATCTGTCGGAACGTGGCTCACAGCCTTGTCGGCGTCTACCCAAGAGTATTCATACAAAAACAACAGCATTAAAACAAACCCCCTAACGTCTCCATGAGCTGAATGAAGAACACCAGACCGACGACGCCCCAGACCAGAGACAGGAGCAAGCCCAGAATCTCGACCCACTCCATGACGTGACGGTGAAAGCGGTCTGTGTCGTCCTCTTCCTGTTCGTACAAATACCACTGATTCATCTTCATACTTACCACCCCTTACCTACCAGTGAAATAAATGCTTCACCGTCTTCTTGCATTATTCTTAACTGAGTATACATATCGGTAACGCCGTACATATAGGCGAGTGTCTTGATGTCTACGTTCATCATGTTAAAACTCCCCTTTTGCAAAATAGGCCACGAGTTCGTCTGCTTCAAAGGTAGGCTCTTGGGACTGAGGGCAACGTCTGATTGCGGTGCATTCATACACCCTGTGAATATAGTAGCGGTAGCCGCCCCAGATGCACCGCTCCTTCGTCCCTTCCTTCCTCTTGAGGTCTGCCAGAATCCACGCCCAGCAACTGGGCTTGATGTATTGAATCATGCTTGCGGCACTCCTTTCACTTCGATTACATCGACAATCTCCCAGACATCCAGCCCGTCACCGGTTTCGTCAATCAACCGCTGAACTGCCACGTTGCGGGCGTCCACGGCGTCATCTGCCCTGACCATATAGACGTCAGCGAACAACCCCACATAATTGTAAACAAAGACGTTATAAAGCTTCATGTCATTTGCTCCTTTCATACGGAACACCATAAAAGCTACCACCGATATAACTTTCAATAAACTGTTTATAGTCCCGCTGTTCATCGGTAAGACTGTCTTCGCTCCACGGTGACAAGTCAATTTCAACTGCCTCTTTGCCCGTTCCTTTTGCTCTCCACATTTCGGGCTTGTTGTACTTATACAGCCGCCTTTCCTGTGCTTTATAAAGGTACAAACACCGGCGGGTTTCGAGACGCCCTTCATTTGCAAGCGTCTTCCTCATTGCTTCGGTTAGCTTTATCATGCTTTGAATCACTCCTTTCCTGACCTCACCATTCAACAAGAATTATCACAGTGTCCGTTACATCTGTGTAAGTCCATGCAACAATCTCCCGATTAAACCAAGATTTTTTATCAAACTCTGCCAAGCACCCCCGCCACAAATCATTGCCCGCTGAATCTACAATAATAAGCCGTGAACCACCACCAATATTCATCATTAAATTTAATGCTTCAATTAGGTTTTCGAGTTTCATTGTTATACTCCTTTCTTTATTGTCTATATTATAGCACACTTTAACCACTTTGACAAGTACTTCACTTGCTTTGTAACACTTTTGTAACCTTTACTTTTTTCCGCTTGTATCCATCTTTGTATCCATCTTTGTAACACTTTTGTAACCTTT